CCATCTTTTTGTAAAGTGTTTATATTATTTGAAGCTCCGGTTATATCCCAGTTCCAAACTACATCATCACTTTCCCAATCGATGTCAAATACATTCGAACTACCAATGAGTACTAAATCGGCGTTTAAACGTTCTGCACTAAATGCAGTGCCTTGGTCTAAGTCAAATGTATTACTTGAACCAGTCACTCCAAAGTTTATATCAGAATCGTCTGAACTACCTGTACCACCAACACTCCAATCAATTATATTTGAATCACCGGTAAAATCCAACTTATATGTTGAATTATCTGCAGTGACTGGACCAAATAAAATATTTGAATTGCCAGTAAAATCTAAATCAAACTCAAGTGTAGTACCAGTTATTAACATTGCAGTTCCAGTAGATTGAAAGTTATTACCTCCAATCTTATTACCAAAACCTTCTTGGTCAATATATAACTTTAGTGTATCACCAGTTTGAGTGATTATGATTTCGTTATCATCAGTATCAGCGAAAATGGTTGTTGTCGACAATAATAAAATTAAACTAATTAGTTTCTTCATTTTCGTTATACCCCTCTATTTTCCAATAGCCACGTCTGTGACCTTGGTGTATTAATTCCAACACGGCTGCTTCTATGGCAGACCTTGTTGCATAAGTCACGCTCTCATTATTAGTCGCTCCGTCCTCGTATTCTACAAGCTCAGTACCCATTTCAATAAATCTGAATACATCGCCTGATTTACCATAACTTAATATGGTTTTACGAGTTTGTACATTAAGTAAAACTTCTCCAGTAAGAACCGATACGGCTCTCATAGAAACTGTCACAACATCTTGTCGATATTGTTTTGTATATCCAATACCAAGATAACGAGCTCCTCGTCCACCTGTCTTAATATTAGTATCATACCCTATTACACCACCTTCGATTATCATACCAGCGAATAGTAGTGAATTTAATTCTTGAAATTTTTCTTGTCCTTCACGTTTAGCAAAATCTTGTCTTGCTGAACGAATGATTTGTCTTTCTCTTACTAAATGGTCTAACCCATTTCTTTCTACAACTCTAAACCATTGACCTTGACCTGCAGTTTTTAATGCATCAATTACTAATTCAACTCCACCTTGTGATACAGCAGTAGAAAAATCAGCTATATTTTCTTTTGGTTTTCTTTGTCCTGTTTTATCAGCAAACTTATAAACTGCAACAACTGGCATTTCTTCAGCTGGTGGTAAATCTAATAGTTCTATAAAGGATGGAAGTTTAACAACTTCTGGGTCTTCTACGCATAGGAATGGTAAGGCTCTTTCGAATGTTCTACCAGAAGCTTGCATAGTTCCATAGGTCATGGTTATACTCAGGTCCCCATGTTTTTTTATTACATTCTTGTGGTAGTTCGGTATAGCGTGGCGACATTGCGCAGCCACTGAGTACTATTAATAGTGCTAAACTAACCGCCGTCAGTCGTCCCATCGCCATCGACATCTCCTCCGAAATATCCTGAACCAATTGGTATTTCAATAATGGTAGATGTACCATTTTCATCGACTATAGTCATTCTAATAAATTCTGAACCATCTTCATTTGTTATTACTTCATAGGTCACTGTTGAACCTTCTAAAACAAACGAACCAAATCGTACAGGGTTATCATTTGAGAACATACTTTCGACTAGCTGTTTTGCCATTTGAGCATATATTCTCGATTCTAAATTTCTAATAAATTTGGCTAAGGTTGTATTATCCTCAGCTCTTTCGGCTGCTTTTCTAGCAGATTCTAAAGCTTCTTCAATAGCTTTCTTTCTACTGAATTCTTGGTTCTCAATAGTTAAATAATGAGCACCAGTTCCTTGGCCACTAAATGATGGGTTTTTAAATTTGTGAGTAATCTCTTGTGCGTTTAATTTTTGGCCTAAGAAAAAATATAATCCACCAGCAATTAACAATAAAGCTACTAATCCGCTAAAAAGCTTTTGTTTAATTGTCCTTCTTTCAGGTCTCATTGGTATATACTTATATCTTAAATCTCTATATTCAGCCATTTTTCTCTCTCTTCTTCTTTTCGTTTTCTCTCATTTCCAATATAACATCTACTTTTTGCTGTAAACGTATCATATCTTGGTCTAGCATTCTTACTTGGTCAATTAGTTTAATTAATTGAAAATGCATCTTTTCTATCTCAGGTTCAATATTTTCTGAAACAAAGTTCCATACAAAATATACGTAATAAGCTAAACCAACTACCATAATAACTGGGAATCCATAATCTTGGACGAGGGTGGCAACGGTGCCTAATTGTTCTTCCATTAATCTCTTCTCACATCAACCTTGCCATCTTCGATAAAATTCTCTGAACGAGAAATTCTTTCGATATCAGGCCGGAGTTCTAATGCTGAACTGACTAATAAATCTATTTTAATCATTTCATTATTCATTGTACGAACTCTATTCTCTAAACTATTACAAAACATAGTTAGAGTTTTTATATCATCGACCAGTCCTTCAAATATCTGTTTCATTATGAGAAATATAAAATAACCCATAACCAAAGCTCCCGCTATCGGGAGTCCTACATCAGATATAAATGAGAACGCTTCTTCCATAATACATAGTTATTTATAATAGCTGGAAAGCTAAATCACTAAAATTGGACAGAAACTCCACATCCACATGAGGATTTTTCGGAAGGATTTATAATTTTAAACTGTTCGTTTATACCAAGGGTTTGGTAATCTAGGGTTGCCTCAGATAAGTAAGGCATGGAGAGTGTGTCGATGACAATGGTGAATGTACCGTAGTCGAACACGTGGTCGTCATGATGTACTGTGGATTCATAATCAAATATATATTCAAAACCAGCGCACCCACCACCAGTGAGACCAATGCGAATAGTGTTGCGTTTTGAGTCAGTTTTTTTAATAAGTTGTTGAATCGCTTCATTCGTCAGTTCCATATTGATTATGTCTCCTATGCGCCATTTTCTTTTCCCAATCTTTTATAGCAGTTTGGATAGTTTCTTCGGCTAATACAGAACAATGTAATTTTATAGGAGGTAATTCTAAAGCTTCAGCTATTTCTTTATCTTTAATAAGTTTAGCTTCTTCTAAGGTTTTACCTTTTAACATCTCAACAAACATAGTGGATGAGGCAATTGCAGAACCACATCCATACGTTTTAAATTTAACATCTAATATTTCGTCAGTGTCTGGATTTAATTTCAAATCTAACTTCATAACGTCCCCGCATGCGGGTGCACCTGCGAGACCAGTCACGACGTTGGGGTCTTTCGGATCGAATCTTCCAACCCCATGTTTGGCGGGGTTTTTTAATACATCCTCAAATCGGTCTACTACTTTACTTGAGTAGGCCATTATTTTTAATTAGCAAATCCTACACTGACTGCTAATGAGGTTGATGCCCCAGTTAATGTGTCAGTAGAAGTTTTTGCTATATAAGCTACTTCGCCAGCAGCCAATGTGACTGTAGCTAATGTTGTACCACCCGCATTTTTCTGAGTAATAACTTGAACTGATGTTTTGTTATTTAATACTCTTACTAATTTTGCGAATCCAACATTTGAAGCTGAATTTAAATTCCCTTCGGAACCTAATAATCTTAATACTTGCATTTTTATTTCCTATTTTTTAGCTGTTTTTCTAGGTCTGCCTCTTTTAGCCGGAGCTTTTTTAGCGGCAGGTTTTCTTTTACGCTTTGGTGTTTTACCATCAGCATATGCTTCGTTAACATTTGGTGTTGATTTATCATCAGCTTTATAACGTCCTTTAGGACCTCTAGCTCTTACACCAGATGCTGGTTTTTCTTCAACTCCAAAATTAACTAATTTTTTTAACCAATTAAACATAATACCTCCATATTATAGTTATTCTTCTTTATATTTATAATTAATAAACTCTTTCCATCTGAAAAAGTCTTTCCTTTCATGACACCAGAATAAGCCTTTCACTTCTTCTATACTTTCTCGAGCCTCGTCATGAGTCTTTCGGCTCTGTTCGTCACTTGCTTGTACCATTTTGAATCTCTGCCTTCTACAGCAGCCTCTGTCCAATCACCACTTTGCAGCGCTGCGTTGTGGCGGTTAAATTTGCTCAAGCGCGTGAGTCCCATATTAAACATCATGTTTGCAACAACTTGTTTTACCTCTTGAGGATAACCGTCCCAACCATCATGTAATTTTTTGCAGTCCTCGATAACAGTTTGAACGTCTTTTTCAAAACATTCATTAACTCTCTCTTCGGATACTACTTCTCCTTTGGACCATCCACATTCAGGGTCATCTTCTAAAACTAAATGACCTATTCCAAATGTTGGATATCCAAGATGATCGTGGTATATTTCATATACTACACCTTCATCTACTTTTAAAGTTTCCTTTAATTGTTCTATGTCTAAATCTTTATTATCGCCTTTAAAAAACAAAATTATTCCTCCTAATGTTATAACAAAAAGTAAATTCTTTCTCTTAAAAATTTTTCCAATCCTATATTATGTACCAACAACAATAGGCGGTGATTCTTCCTCATCGACTGAATCTTCAGCTTTACCATCTCCTTCCGCTGGATTTGATGGTGTCGATATAAAATTAGGATTTTCGTGCATCACCGGTTCTCCTAAAGTTTCCAAATATTTATTTATCTCTAAGCTTAATTGTTGAAATACTTCAGTTTCCTCAATCAATTTTTGCCATTCAACGTAAGCTTCTTTATAATTATTATCATTAATCTCGTTATGAACTTTATCACCTGTTATAGGATGTGTTCCACCTGATGGATGCCAATATGCTGAGGTCTTATGCTCATCTGGTATTAACCAACTAAATTCTTTTTTAATCTTTACTTCACTCTCACCATCTATAATACCTTCCAACACAACATCAAGAGACATAGTTAATTCATTCTGATTTCTATGTTCTATCCAATTATTAGGACCCCATTTTATTCCTATATTCATTATGGACAAATCCCTGTATGATTAAATTCATGTTCAGTTCGTATATAGAATGAACCTACAGTCGTATCAGCGTATCCTGACTTTTTGTATACCATAGTATAAGTAGCTTGATCTGTTTTAGTACCATCCCAACATTCATCGTTTGATGTACTCTGTATTTTAAAATCACTAGGTGATTGTCCACTACTTGTACCTGTAGGATAGAAAGTATGATCTGTATTTGGTGGTGAGTGATATGTAGCAGGACCAGTTGCAACTGTATGTTGAATAATTCCAAGTCCAGCATTATTACCAATAGAAGAAAAATTTAATCTGAAGGTATCTGGTTTTCCACTAGTACTTGGAAAGAATACCTCGCATATTTGATATAACGAATTTACTGTCATAAACGAAGTGACATTATTAGCATACACATAATATCCTACTGATGGAAACAATTCTTGTACATACCATTTTTGTGTCCATCCTCCACCACTACCTGCAGTAAATGTAGTGACTTGACGTATTGCATAATTTGTAGCGTTAACACCAAATCCATTATAGTTTGTATACTTATACATTCTAGCTGCTGATAGTGAACCAGTACCTGAACTAGCTTGTCTGGTAAGTGTATGAGGAACGAACTCTGCGTAATTATAAAATTCTCCCATTTCAAATGGTGCACCATCAGCTGGATCTGTACCGGCTGTTGCGTTATTTGATGCATCCTTTAATGAAATGTTTGATGTGTTAGTATATCCTGATACTGCTGCTCCTATACTTCTGTCTGTGCCTGCAGTTGTACCAAGGGATAATTGTCCTGATGAAGCCATTGGCATATTATTTTATAATCGAAGATATGTGGTCTTCGAACTCCTCTATTTTTTCTGTTCTATTTGGCCAAAGAATATATTCCTTATCAGGATTTTTCTTTAGGTTTGTTAGTAAGGGTAATATAGCATTATATAACTTATTTAGTTTTTCTTCTAAGTCCTCTGCTTTTGATGATGTTGATTCTACTTTAGTAGTTGCTTTTTGTACAGCTTCCAACTCAGATTCATCTACAGCTGTAAATCCAAAATCAAAATCTAATAAATTGTCTGACATACTTTATTCCTCTATATACTTATATTTATACTCTCTAGGTATTTGTTTTGACTTATCTGTATGTTTTTTTGTAATGGCATGTGTAGGAGTTTTTCTCCTAGGAAATATATTATCCCAAGCTTCTTCAAATTGTTTTTGATTAACAATTTGTGGCCTTCTTTTACTTCCCTTGCCCACGATATTTTTTTAATGACCTCTTTTTCGATTTGTTCATTGTGGAGGTAGCTATTTTTACTCTTCTACCTCTACCACCATTTCCTATCGATGATGATTTTCTACTAGGGGTTATTGTTGTTGTTCTTAAACTTCTCATTTTATTCTATATTCATACCATATAACCGCAATTGATAAAAATAATACAATTAAAAAAGATACAGTTATTAGTGCATCAATCATTAAATATTACTCCACCTCTACGGACTAATTCATTTTTAATTTTTCTTTTATCTCTTGGACGAGTATTATCTGCATTATATTTTTCTATTAATTCAGCTTTACTAAATCCCGTAATCCATGGATGATTTGTTTCAATTTTACCTGTTTGCCTGTTTCTTACAGCAATACTTTTTCCTAACTTAATTGGCATACTTATCGTTTAAATATTTTAATAGTTCATATATACCCCAACCAATTACAGCCCATAATGCAATATTAAATGCAACATAAGCAAAATTGAGTGGGAACCAAAATAGATTTGTTAAAAATTCCATTATATTTTTTTCACCTTTCCTGTTTTGTTAACTAAAAATGCTTCAAAACTGACATGTGGAAATTCTCTCTTTAGTTCTAATAAAGCAGTTAAATTTTCCATGTGGTCATCAAATAATCTTATACGTGCATACTTTTCTGTTTGTAAATATTTTCTAAATATTATTTGTTTAGCTGCCGCACTGGATTTATTTGACATATTACCAGCTCTTTCAACATATACCTTATCCATTGGAATACCATTCTCTTCAAATGTTCTAATGAATAAATCTCTATCATCCATATCAGCTCTAGCCGTTACGATTATTACTTTACTTCCTGCTCTTGTTGCATTCTTAATAATAGCTTTTGCTTTATTAATCATTCTACCAATTGGTATAGCAGTTTTATAAAAAATCTTTGATGATTTAAATTGGCCATAATCATAATACTCACCTTTTTTTAATTTATACTTATTAAATTCTTTAGGTGTTAAAATTTTTACAACCTTATTTCCACTCTTAACTTGAACCTTAGCATCTGTTGTAAACATAGTATCATCAATATCAAAGATAGTTAAACCTTTGTTTGATTCCGCTAAGTATTGTTCGAAGTTAATTGCTTCCATAGAATTATATTATAACACATTTTTAGTGTTTTGTAAACTGTTAATTCTATTTATTTTAAATAGGTTCTTATCGCTTCAATTTTATCATGAGCATCAGCTATTTTTTCAACTTCTTTCTCAATAGTTTCTACAATATCGATGTGCTCACCGATTCCAACGGAATTCCTTTGATAAACTAATATATTAGCTTTGGCTACTTCTATTTCACCTTCTAACTTAGCAATTAGTGCTTTCAATAAATGGTTATCAATCATTTTATCTCCTTTGATTAGGCCACATTTGCCTACGTTTATATTCTGCAATAGTTTCTTTTAATTTACCAATGTGTTCATCTCGGTCCCCAATAAATACTTGAGGTCCTTCATCACCAGCTATTGCAACCACTAATTTTTTAATAGGTCTTCCAGTTCTTTCTTCCCACATAACTGCGTATCCAGCTGCTTGCATAAAATAACCTTGGACCCATTCTTCTTTCTTTAATTTCTTTGAAGTTTTCCAATCTATTATAGCTTCTTCACCATTCCATTGACCAACTAAATCTACTCGACCTGCAATACCTAGATGTTTTGAATATAAAGGTACTTCCATTGCATAAACTTTCTGTAAGTTAGCATCAACAATTGGTTGTATATCTTTAAAGGTTTGTATGTTATGTGGTAGTTCACCTTCCAAATAATCTTCTTTATTACTTACATAGTTTTCCAATATGTTATGCACTTGAGTACCACGAGTACTTGCAATACGAGATACTCTATTTGCTTCCTCTTCCCCTACGCGCGCACGCCATGCGGCTATTCCTTCTTCACTTAATATTTTTAGGACTGTTGTAATTGATGGATAAGCATGTCCTTCAGGGTCTAGATAAGTTCTACCAGTTTCTTTAGTTTCTGTTTTTAAATCATCATATCCTATATTAACTAATTCTTGTGGAAATCTTTGAGTACTTCCATCTACGTATAAATTACTAGTTGTCATAACCATTAGAATACCGCCTTAATATGTTCATCACTTACAATAACAGCCGCTTTACCTTCAACTGTGACTGGCAATGATTTTGACCAATCTAAAAATATTCTTTTACCTGCTTCTATTTGACCATTTGCACTTGAACCTACAGATAAAACCAATCCTGGTTTTTGTCCTTTATCTAAATCAGCTCCACTAGATAGTATTATTCCACCAACGGTGGTTTCTTCCTTTTCTACTTCTGTCACTAATACGTTATTTCCTAATAATTTCATTTTGTTTTTATGTTGCTCCTATCTTTTGGTGGCATACCAGATTTAATTCTATCTTGTACTTCTTTCCATCCATCACCGGCTCTGGATAATACAGATTTACCACCATCAAAATCTATATTTATTTTTGAATAGTATCCTTGGATATTTGGATTATCTTTTAAATATTGTACTTTGTCATCGTACGACATCATCTTTTCAAACACTTCATCTGTATCAGTATTTTTAAATTCATACGTTGGCATGTTGAAACCACTCCGGTATTTTTCTATTGGTCCAAACCATATTGAACCTATCTTGTTTTGTTTTATAGAACGCACGATATGATTCAATTGGACATTCCATAATACATTCTGGATTGCTAGCCATTGCTAATCTAAACTGAGTTGGACCTACATTGGTAGGTATATTGTTAGGTGCTTTAGATAAAGCATTCCTAAGTTTATTATCAGTCATATGTGTTCTATTGTACCTGTATTTATACTCATCACAAAGAGCAATAAAATGATTATAATGCCACATATAATTTTCTTTACTTTCCCTTGTCCATATTGTACTTGGATGATTGAAATGGCAAGCCTTATAGAGTATATCTTCCCTATCATCATTGAGTTTCCAATATTGAACTCTTACTTTTCCTGATTTAGATAATCTACGTTCCATAATCCCATCGACCATGCGATGAGTTGTAGATAACATTTGAGCGGACTCAACAATCATTTTAACTACATGTTTATCACATTGCTGTTGAGCCGCTTTTATTGGGTCACTATCAAGTATAAAAATATTCATAATGTATATTATAACACAGTTTAACGTAAATGTAAACTATTCTTTTTTCTTTTTCCTTTTCATTCGATGTATTTTAGCATAAAAGTTATGTTGTCTTATCTCTCGAATGTCTTTCACCAATCTTCTTCTATTTCTAGCTCTTGAAGATTTTATCATTCTATCTGCTTTGTTTGGTAATTCTTTATCCATTGTTGCTCCTTTGAATAATTGAGTTAACATAATAACAGATTGTCTAATAGGCTGCCTCCTTATTTTACTATGAGATTAGGAAAAGTATCACTAATTAATTTTTTAGTAATACCATTTATTTTTAGCTTTTTATCTTTAGCTAAACAGAGCATATCTGCATCTTCTGCATGTAATGACTCTAGTAAACTTATAAACATACTTTCTCTTCTGATAGCATCTACTTCATTAGCAACTGGTCCTTTGAAAAAGTATTTAAACCTTCTATGGGCTCTGTATAGAGTTTGATACTCATACCCCTTTGGTGCATCATCCCTGGTATAAGGCGGTGTGCCTTCAGGTAATAAACTTACGACATCAGCATCGAAAGCGACTCTTAATACGTCACGTAATGCTGGGTGATTCATCTTTCTTAAATATTCCATCTTTTCAGCTTTTGTTTTAAGCTTAGATGCTTTATTAAGTACTTCTGAGATTAACGGTTTCGCCATTGTAAAATTCCTCCACGACTTCAATCAATTGATTACATCTCTTTTTTATTAAATAATTTAAAACTCTCATTCGCGGTGCGATTGGTTGTTCTATAAAAGTATTTATAATGTTATTTTCTATATCATCAGGAATCTCAGTTAAATCAATTAACCTTTTATTCCTTTGATAATTCCTATAGATATTCTCATCCATACATTCTCTGAGATTATCTGATTTTTCTAACCAATCATCTATCCTTGTTTGTCTCAAAGGTGATTGACTTTTTTCTGTAATAAATGTATCATCAGCTGATAGAACGTTTGGTATACCATCACCTGCATCTCCTCTCATAATATGATTAAATAAATAAGTCCTAGGATTATTATCTTTATCCTTAACTAATTTTTTTTGCATAGGTGAGAATTGTTTTACATTTTTAAACTTTTGTAATTGTATAAAATCTTTATCAGATGATATAATCATTATAGGTTCATCTTGTCCAAACTCTTGGGTTTTTAAAGTAAGTGCTCCTATTATATCATCAGCTTCACAACCTTCCATGTGAATAACTTTATATGGTAGATACTCTTTTATTTCAGTACGTACTAAATCAAGTACTCTAAATACTTCTCCCCAATCTTGAGAATCATCGGTATCTCTGTGTTTCTTTCTATTTGCTTTATACTCAGGAAAGTATTCTCTTCTCCAAGTATTCATACCATCACAGCATATAACCATTTGTCCATATTCATTCCTGTATTTTTTGTTATACATTCGAATAGAATTAAGTATCATATGCCTAATCATATCTTCGTCATTTAGCTTTTGAATAAAAATATTCGATAAAGCAATTTGGTTAAAATCAAGTAATATCAAAATAATCTCCTATTAATATAAATCCATAAGGTAATATAACCCATGCGAAAAAGGTTAATACCCACCAACTAATCTCTGTCATCATCATCTCCGTCTAAGTCAAAATCAGGGTCAAAGAATATTTCCATTTGTTCCATTGACTGTTCAAGTTGCTTACTGGTTTCAGCAATCTTTTTTGTCTTAATGTACATTTTATCTAATTCTCTTGTTAAATCATGTGGCATTCCGAGATATCTATTTAACATTGCATTAAATAGGTTTACCATTACATACATATCTCTGGACTCAGGATATTCTTCATTCCTAAATTCCATACCTTCGAATATTCTCCAATCTGATAATACTCCATCTTGAATTACATGCTCTATATAATTCAAAAACTCTTGTGTCATTGCTACGCATTCAACACTTGCTTCTGCTACCATATCAGCTGATTGTTGGAGCTCATCAGCCATTTGTTTCTTTTTCATTTCCTCAGAAGTAGGAAACTTTATTATTTTACCCATATATAAGATATATTATATCACAGTTTTATTCATTTGTAAACTGTTTTTTTAAGTTTTTAACACTATTACCGCCAATACGTACATTGATAATCCCATTGTAGTAATCCTCACGAAGTAATACGCTATTATCGAATTGTTCTTTTGCTTCCAAATAAGCACATTCTCCTTTAGATTTGCAAAGGTGAAGTATTTCCCTATGGTATATATCTTTTCCTTGAAATGCGACTTCTTCATTTAATTGTTTATTTGAACCAAAGTAATCTCGCCAATCAGACTCGACTAATAATCTTTTTCTCCGTTTGCGAGTTTTTGTAATAGGTAAGGTTTTCTTGGACCAGAAAAATTTTTTTCCAATATATTTTCTATTCGTGCCACGATTAGTAATAACGTAAACAAAACCGTAATAGTCATCCGAACTAAAATTCTCTGGAGGTTCGTACGGTCTTCCATTATAAACCCAAGGGCTAATCATTATCATAGTAGTTAAAGTCTAAATCATTAGTCTCTTCGTCATCGTTGGTTGGTTCACCACAATGCGGACAAAAATTCACTTTAACATCTCTATCGTCTGCCCTAATTACTATTCGGTTATAACAGTATTCGCACTCTAAAATCATACTCTACGTATTCCTCTTGACCATTCTTCTAATTCTGTATAACCACCCACTCTTTCGCCATTTACTTTTATTTGTGGAAAAGTTCTAGCTGTTGGAAATTTTTCAAACAATTCTTCTCTTGTAAAATCTACACCTAATTGTTTGTACACATATTCATAATCCTTTTGTTCACATAAAGCTTTTGCTCTATCACAATAAGGACACATTGGTTTTCCATATATCTCTATCATTTCATTGTCTCCTCAATAAATTTCCCTATAGTATCTATATCGCTATCTGATAACATTCCTGCTTGAGCCCACATTGTTGAACTCATCGAACCTACTTCTTCCCTATTTTTGTACGCATATAACTTTTCAGAAATATACGATGCATCTCTTCCGGCAAGTTTGGGAAAGACTGCCATTCCTTGACCTTCTTGTCCGTGACACGCTGCGCATCCTGCCCAAAGTCCTTTAATGGAACTATAAGGATCTGCGTTGGCAATTTCTTTTTTCCTTTGTTCAATCTCAACAACCGTGCCATTGATTTTAACATATTCTTCATAACATTCTCCATAACATGAGTGGCCTCCACCAACTCCAGTATATTCTAAATTTGGATATACTTTAGCGGCAAAAAATAATCCTATTGCCATACATCCCATTAATACCATTCCTAATTCTTTCATACAAATTTTCCTATTAAATAAAAAGATAATAACATAAAGCCAAACACTAATACTTGTACTACTGACATTATAGCAACTTGTTTCATTGGATGTACATCATGTATCTTTTCTACCCAAGATTCACTTGGTGATAAATTTATCACCTGTAAAACTTTTTCTTTTTTCACAGTGATAATCCTGATAATGTTTTTTCATCAACATCCTTTTTAACTCCTCCAACAACATAAGAACTTATCTCAGTTTCTTGAGGAGCAACCTGTACGTTTCCTCCAGATATCCACTTTTCCGTCCAAGGCAGTGGATTAATCTGAGGAACTGTGTATGGACATTGTAAACCAACGGCTCTCATTCTTTTACATCCTATCCATTCAACATATTGTTTTAATATATTTTCATTTAGTCCAATCATTGAACCATTTGCAAATAGATATTCTGCCCATTGTTTCTCTTGTTCAATTACATTAATATATAATTCAGTTGATTCTTTTTCTGTTTCTTTTGCAATCTTTGCAAAATCTTTATCTTCTTTTTTTAATAATTTTAACATAGTTGTTGTACTTGCTAAATGAACATTCTCATCTCTTGCAATAAATTTAATTATCTTAGCATTACCTTCCATTTTTTTAAGCTCAGCAAATGCCCAACTGCAGGCGAAGGATACGTAAAAACGAATTCCTTCAAGGGCATTCGCTGATTGCATGCACATCCATAAAGATTTTTTATGGTTATATTTACTGGTAGGTCCATTATTATCAGTTATTAAATCATCATAATACTTTGCAATATCTTCTCCACATTCCATAATCTCTTTTACATTGAGCATAGTATCAAAGACATCTGAAGGATTAGGATAAATATTCCTAATGATATGAGTATATGAACGGCTGTGAATTGTTTCAAAAAACGACCAGGTTTCAACCCAGTTCTCAATCTCGGGTAGCGAACATATAGGAAGGAAAGCAAGGTTCGGGGCCCGACCTTGAACAGAGTCCAAAAGTATTTGCCTTTTGAGATTAGATGTGAATATATGTTGTTCGTGTTTCGATAGTTCATGGAAATCCTTTTTATCTTTTGATACATCTACTTCTTCCGGTCTCCAGAAAAATCCTAGTTGTTTGTCAGTAATTTTATCTATTTGTGGATATTTTAATTGGTCATATCTTGCTACATCTACACCTTCATCAAAAAACATATTTTTGGCTAAGTGTGATTTTTTATTTTTTTTCAATATTGTCACGTTCAAATTCCTTTAATTTTTTGAGTTCTCTATTTACTATTTTTTCTAAATCTTCAACGTCTGGGAGCATGTCCCAATCTTCAGATGACACAGGCTTCGCAGTCTTCGTCATCGATTTGTGTTGATTCTTGTTGGATTTCTTCTTCATCCATTTCTCCTGCACCATCATGAGTATTAAAATAATATAATTGCTTCAATCCATATTTGTATGCTGTCACTAAATCGGTAATCATGTCCGACATAGGAATCTTACCATCCTCATAATGTTCTGGATTATAAGATGTATTTACGGATATTCCTTGGTCGATATATTTTTGTAATATACCACATATCGCTAAATATCCTTGAGGAGATTTTTGCTCCCATAGTAAGTCGTACTTATTTTTTAGGTGATGATAGCCAGGAACAACCTGTGCCATTACACCATCTTTACTTTGTTTGTATGATACTAAAGCTCTAGGAGGTTCAATACCATTAGTACTATTACTAATTTGAGCGGATGTTTCAGCAGGCATTAATGCCATTAAAGTCGAATTGCGTATTCCTGTTTCTACGAGCTGCTTTCGCAAATCCTTCCAAGGTAATCGCTCACGATGCTTTGTTAAATTATTTATCGCTCTTTTATATGTATCAATCGGGAGTTTTCCACGGGCATATTTTGTTTGATGATTTAAAGGTATTTTACCTTTTTCTTTGGCTAAATCAGCTGATGCCTTAATTAAATAATAACTCCAAGCTTCAGCATATTCATCTACTATATCATATGCTGATTCATCATACCTTAAATCTCTTTTTGCTAAGAAATATGCGAGGTTGATGATTCCCACCCCAAGGGGGCGTCTATTAAAAGTTCCTCTTTCAGCGGCGGGTATAGGATATGATTGATAATCCAATAACTCATCAAGAGCGCGCACAGTAAGATTACAATATTTTTCAAATTCAGATGGTTCATTTATTAGTCCCCAATTAATTGCAGATAAAGTACAAAGAGATATCTCAGCATCCCTATCATCATAAGCGTCTAAAGGTTTTGTTGGTAAATCGATTTCACAACATAAATTACTCATACGTATTGGAGCAACCTTTTCATCAAATGCACCATGTTTATTTGCATGGTCAACATTCATTAGATATATTCTACCTGTATCTTTTCTTTCGGTTAAAAACATTTGGAATACTTCCAGTGCTGGTAATTGTTTTTTACGTACAGAAGTTTTCCTTTCATACATTTCGTATAATTCTTTAAATTTATCTTGGTCTTCAAAAAAGGCTTCATATAAACCAGGTACATCGTTAGGGTCAAAGAAAGTTATATTACCTCCTTCAATTAACCTTTCATACATTAACTTATTGAATTGAAAGGCATAATCCATGTGACGAACTCTTGTTTCATCAGTTCCTTTATTGTTTTTTAATACCACTAAGTCTTCAAATTCAAAGTGCCAGACCGGTAAATATACAGTCGCGGCTCCTCCACGTACACCTCCCTGGGAACAGCTCTTTACAGCACTTTGAAAATATTTGAGGAATGGTATTAATCCTGTATGTACTACAGAACCATCTCCAATCTTTGCACCAAGGGCCCGTATACTTCCGGCTCCAATTCCGATACCAGCCTTTTTACTGATATAACGGACAATGGAAGTTGAAGTAGCATTAATAGAATCAAGGCTATCGCCAGACTCAATAAGAACGCAGGATGAAAATTGTCTCGTAGGTGTACGTACACCCGCCATAATTGGTGTTGGCAATGAAATATAAAATTGTGATATTGCATCATAATAATCTTTAACATATTTTAATCTATCTTCTTTATAATTAGAAAAAAGAGTAGCCGCTATCATCATATACAAAACTTGTGGTGTTTCAAATATTTCTTTTGTTCTTCTATCTTGGACTAAATACTTTCCTCTAAATTGTTCCATACCAGCATAAGTAAATGTATCATCTCTCTCATGCTTAATATATGCATCCAATTCTACTAATTCATCTTCTGAATATTTTTGTAATATCTCAGAATCATAAACACCAAGTTCAATATTTGTTTCTATAATTTGTGTTAAGGGTGGTGGTGCGTATTCGCCATAGGCTTCTTTTCTCATTTTATATGATATAAGCCTGGCTGCTACGAATTGATAGTTTGGGGTTTGTTCAGATATTAATTCTGCTGCTGATTTGATTAGCAACTCATGAATATCATATGCTGGAATTTTATCATATAGTTGAATGTTAGCTTTTAATTCTATTTCTGACATTGATACGCCAGTAATATCTTCGACAGCCCATTCTAAAACTTTATGAACTTTATCCAAATCAAATGGCTGCTGAGAGCCATCACGTTTAGTCACTTTTATACTGTTAATTCCATTCATAATATTATATATTATATCACAAATCGTACGATTTGTAAAGGTTTATTTTAAATTAATTAACCGCGGATATTTTCGACAGCTTCGGGTTTGGCTATTTCAATTGCAATCCCTTCACCTTTTTCACCATCAGGCATTGTGACATTTCTGTAATAGATTACGACTTCACCTAATTGTTTTATATATCTTTTTATTTCTTGCATATCTTCAGCCATGACTTTATAATCACCAACCGAAGTTGCTACAAATACTATCTCACCGTTATTCTGTTCTTTCATATCATCTAAAAATCTATCTAGATATGTGTAGCCTTCTGGCCAATCTGGGTTTTCTCTTTCAGATAGGTCACAGGATTTAGGTCTCTTATCATCAACCTTTTTACATGGGTTAGCTATTCTAGCTTCTGATACAACATACCATTTAGGTGCTGTTAATTGAACCGCCCGTGGTAAGTCCGGTTGCATAATATCTATTTCTATTGGTTTAGATACTATATCTATTTTTTTACTTGGTAGTAAACTACACCCACTAATTATTAGGATTAGTGAGATTGTACAAAGCTTCTGTATCATCTTCAAGTCCCTCCATCACTGCTTCACTTGCATTATTAAATCTATTTTCCATTAGGCCAGGCTTCTTTAGCGCAAGATTGTCTAAATTATGTCTCGAGAATATTGCTAAATATTCAGCTTTTTCTTGTTCTATTTGAGCATTGACTCTACTCATATTCTGTAAAGCCTTGCCTTGTTTTTCGTATGATTCTCTTAAAGATTCTATAGCTTTAGTTTGTTCTTCTAAAGCTCCTTCTAATTTCATATTGTTTTGTGTAAGGGTTTGGTTCTCAGTATATAAGTACCAACTTCCTAAACCCAATACTAAAAGTATTCCTATAAGTGCTTGTTGCATTATTCGTCCTCAATCCTATATCTTAAACCATTCATACCTTTTATATGAATAGTTCTTTTATCATTTGTTCTAAATTTTAATTCCTTAAAATTTGCCTTGATTATTTTTCTTACGTGATTCCATTCTTGGTCATCTTCATTTCCCCATTGTGAATCATAGGAAACAACAATAGTATATCGTTTTTGGAATAAATTGATTAACCACCACCAAAAGGCTTTGGTGTATTTAAGTATTATTTTTAAGTGCTTCACGTGCTTGTCTTCTCTTGAGGATACGTTCTACAAATTTTCTACCCTCTTTTGTTCGACCATCATATACTGATTTCTTTACTCGGTCCTTATGTTTTTTATGTTTATCTTTAGGCATCATATCTGATGGCATTGATACACCACCATGAGCTACAGCATTTGCGGCTGCATCTTCCCATTGTTGTTGATAATCTTTAAAACTTCTTCTCATCTAGTAATATCCTGATTTGATATATAAATCATTTGTCCTGTCGGAATATGTTTTACTTCATATATATTTATACCATTTATAACTTCATGTGGTATAAGAAAATCTTCTATTTTTATTTTAGTACGAGCCATAGCAATCATTTCTTTATTTTTATTATCTAAATGGTCGTTTATTAACATATATGTTCCAGGCATTAGTTCATCATCTCTCATAAACCAATTACTTTCATATATATCAACTGGGTCAAATTCATATCCTAAAGCTTCTTCAATTACTTCTTTAATTTTTTTATCCGACATTCCAGTATGTTCTTTAATAAGCAACATTGCAGCTGCATAAGAACCTACAGTTGATTTACCACCTGGTACTTTTCTTATTAATCTTTTAATATTAAAAACTATTCTATGAAATATTGTATAGTTTTCTTTTTGAATTTTTGTTCTTTCTTTTGCAGGTATTAATATTGAATAGTTCTTATCTATTACACCTTGTTTAAATGCACCAGTTTTTTCAACTGGCATAGTAAGTAAACGTAAGAATCTTACTGCGTATCCAAAATCTGCTAGTGCTGAAAATCCCATTATAGTTTTCTTAATACCTCTACAATATATGGGTCCATACCCACTTCTACTTTTTCTTCTTCAGGTAAATAATGTAAGTATACTAAGAACGGTTTTATATAATGCCAATGTTCTTCGTTGATTTTAAACCACATCATTTTATTGCATGGTTTAATTCCAAAAACATTATATAGAACTATTATATGATTTAGTATAAGCCTTTCCTGTAAATCACCTGTTAGCTCATACCGTTTTAATAATCTTTTAAGATACTTAAACCTATTTAAATCCTGTTTAAACTCTTCTACATCTAAACACTCTGGATTATTATAATAGTGTGCTGCAAAGAGTTTAAAATTTCTATGTGTCAATTCATCAAATACTTTCATCATATATTATATATACTCAAACAATATATGTTTAATATCGTATATTTGTATATTTGCCTGTTGTATCTAGAAAAAACTCGGTTGATTTGTTCAAGAATGTCACTTCCCATTTATCGTCAGAACTAATAAAACAATAATCTATTATACCTTTGTTCTTTCCTTCGATGACTTCCCATAACCAGCATGTCCAGCCTGGTTTAAATTTTTTATCTTCTTGACTTATTAAATTAAAAAAGTGATTCATCTTATCTAAAGAATTCCAATATTGTCCATATCTAAAGTCGTCAGCTTTCCAAATTGTATTATACTTCTTTTGTACATCTTTGTAATCACTACCAACGATATGTCTTTTATTAGCATTTTTCCCATAAGGAACTATTCCTACACCTAAGACCTTAACTTTTCCACCATAAACATCTTCATCTTTAATGCCATAATTTCTAGCTGAACGTCCAGCATGTATAACATTTACTTTTAAATTAGGCTTAAGTTTTGACATAGTCACTTTACCTTCAGATAAAATTCTTTGTTCTTCTCTAAATTCAAAATAATTCATTTTATTCTCCGTTAATTGCTTACGATTCTTCTTCCTTTGTTAGGGTTTTCTCCGCCGTAATTTGCTTGAAAGTCTGTTCTTGGGAAGTTAGCAAATGATTTTAATTTGCCTAACTCAATTACCATATCATCGAGATTAATATCCTTTTCTTCTTTACCACTTGGTAATTTTGGATTCTTACCAGAAAAGCCTGGATATATATTTATGCAAAAATCTCTATCGCCTTCACCTATCTTAAATTTTTGTTTCTTAGCAATATCCGCTGGTCCATTAAGAACTTCTTCTTCTTTATATCGCATTCCTTGTTTTTTAAGATGTTTTTCTACTATCTTTAATCCCTTTCTAATATCGTTCCAAACTTGTGGTGTATCATTATCAGGATGCATTGATTGCACATTCATTTTAAAATAACCTTCAAATCCAACGATATGATAATAATCAAATGGTGGCTTAGGTAATTTAAACTTTTCTTGTATATCTACAATCTTTTTAAATTGAAAATAATCCATTAGTCTGCCTCGTTATCGCTTTTATAATTTTTATCTACGTAATTAAAGAATTCTTTCTTCTTCTCACCATCTAATTCAGCCGGTGATTTAACTCCAAATTTCTTAAGAGCTTTATCAAAAAAAGCTTGATATTTTTTTTGCTTCTCAGATTCTTCTCTCTCAATAGCTTTTTCTTCTTTATCAGCTTCGTCATGGTTATCTTTAGCTTCGAATAACTCAGGGAATACATCTTCAATATCACCATCATCCATACCATACATCTCTGGGTCTTGTAAGAATGCTAATACATTTTTCTTTTCCCCTTTAAGGTCAGCTGTTTGGTTTGATGTAGGTTTAATATCTACTTTATATTTTCTCTTAGCGTCAGCTCTGAGTTTATTGTCGCCGATAAAATCTATATCTAGAGCAGTTTTACCTCGACCTGGTTTCTTTTTTAAGCGTTCGTTTATTACCGCCTCATCTATTTGAACTTCAACTTCTTCTTTAGCTACAGTGCCATCTGGTCTTTCACCTGATTTTTTAACACCATGTCTTTTCTTAAAGTTTAGTTCGCCTTCTTTAGAACCTGTTTGACCGGTAGGTACTTTTGGTTCTTCTACTTCTGCTACTACTATATTTAATTTGGTTTCTTGATTAGCAACTACGTATTTATTAGCTGCTTCTTTATTAGGAAAGCCTTTTACAACTTTACCGTCTTCATCAACCACGTTAAATTTAACTGGAGCAGGTTTTCCTTCCATAACATTCTTAACAGAATTTGCTATGTCCAGAGTTATGTCGTCATTAAAATTCATTTTTATTTCTCCTAAAAATTAGCGTTGTGGACTATAAATTCCCACGTTATGGCTGATATTAACCCAACCACTATAACCCAAACAATTTTATTTATTAGGTTAACTGTTGAACTGTTTTGGGTGACCATGTTCTCAACCTTGTCTATTCTATTTATAAGATTTTGTATTTGTTCAGACTGCTGTTTGCTGAATGCTGTAAGAGTATGTATCTTTTCTTCAGCTCTCGCAAGAGCTATAACTGCATCTGCTAAGTTATCTAACTTTTCTTCAATACGGTCCAACCTTTGGGCTTGTACTGTATATACTTGTTTCATTTCTCTATCGTCTGGCATTTTACAATCCTACATTTTAGAATATTATAACCTTTTATTAATCTATGGTATTCACCTTCCGGTATATCGAACACCATCCCCTTTTTTAAATGATAAGGCATACAATTTTCATATTGAAATTGCCATCCCTCACCTTCCAAAACTTCTATTTCTCTATCTTCCATATCACGATGCCAAACATATTCAGCATCATCCCGAGTCGGGTCAAACTCTCTTATATCGCCGTCTTCCCAGTACGGCTTACCAAAAGTAATTTCCACCACCCTTTAATCCTAATTCTTTTGCGTATTGTGGTAATCTACAGCTCCAGTATCCAGCTTTTGTTTTATCTTTCTTCATATCACAATTATGACGTGAAGCAAAATTCCTTGCTGCATCTCTATCACCGATATCTGATTTTAATCCACCCTTAACATCACCAAATTCTATTTTGATAACATTACCTGTATCTGGTTTCTTTACATATACCACATACTTTTTATCTCCACCACTACGACTTGGTTTATTTAATTCAACTTCTCTACCTTGATATTTAGCTTCAACCATAGGTTGTTCTAAAGGAACCCATGCACCTTCAAATAATCCAAATCTTTCGTCTGAAAATTTAGCCACCGAACTCATGACCTGCAACCCTCTTCATTTGTTTAGTATATTCTTGATAACTTGGTTTAGTTTTATATAACTTAATTGAAATCTCATTTCTTTCTTTACCTTTGATTCTCCAATTATAACCTTTTTCTTTATGTTCTGGTTTAGTTGTTTTTACAACTCTTCTCTTATATCCAGCTTCCCATGATTCACCTTTGTTAGGTCCATCACCTTCTTCAACTGATTCTTTGAAAGGTACTCTCTTAATTTGCTTAGGTGCTATGTCTTGACCTTCATCTTCTTTACTAAAATCTCTTACTTTATCACTAGCCTTTAATACTTTATCCATGTATTCTTTAGCATCATTCATTGCATATTTTTTCAATTCGGCTGTTGACATGGTACCAGTTGAATCTACCATATATACTTGAAAGGTATCATCTGGGTTAACATTTCTAGCATCCCCTACTTGTTTATGCCCAGCTTGTGCTAATACATATTTACCATCTGTATAATAAATGTAATCTTCATGATAACCATCAACTACACCATGAACTACAACTGGTTTTCCAACCTGGTGAAACTTCATAGGATTGCCACCTAATGTTTTACGTACACTTTGTGATTTCATTAGCTTATCACCAATAGCACTTTCATTTACATCCACTGATTCAATTGGTACACAGTTAGGAACTCTTTTACCATTTTTCATTTTGGTTCCAACTTGTTTATACCCTGTCCAACATGGACCTTTTTCTAAAATATATTCTCTAAAATTTTTCATTTCTTTAATACCCACAAATAACTTTTACCCTTTGTTTGAGCCTTCTTAGTTATACCATATCCAGCCATGGCTGCTAGTGTTTGCATTTTAGGCCAAGACTTTTCAAATCTTTTTTTAAGTTTTTCTCTAGATATATCATCTTTTATTTTAGTAAGAATAGTATCTAATATGTTTAAATCACTAGCTACTAGTTTCTCATCAACCTGTGTAGATTCTCTAAACTCTTTAAATGTTTTCATTATACTCTTAGTTTACCTATATTGTTCTTAAAAAACTGTTGTAATTTTTTAAAATCATTCTTTTTCATAAGAATATCACCGTCACTAATATTCACCGACAACCTAGGATTCCACTCTAAACGCATCATACCATTTTTGAGTTCTACCACTTTGTAGTCTGTATCAGAAGCTAGGGTTTTATTTTCAACCTGTGCAGATTCTCTAAACTCTTTAAATGTTTTCATTTTTATTTAAATGTTGCTACTTTATGTTTCTTTAAGAAATCTTTGTATTTTTTACTTGCAGCTTTAAAAAGTTTACCTCTTCTCTCGTATTCTTTTCTTTGAGAACTTCCTTCTTTACCCATAGGTACAAACACGCCATCCCATGTTCTATCATAGTCTTTTTTCAAATCTAAGATTTGTTGTTGAATCTTATCGGGAAGTTTTCGTGCTTTTTCTATATCAACCATTCCTTCATCAAGTATAGAATTAGTCACACTTTCTTTTACATCTTCATACATAGGTGCTAAAGCTTCAACTACTTTACCTATTATAAAAGGGTCTATAGAAGCAATCATATCAGCTTCTGCTCTTTTTAAATTTTTAATACCCTTGATTTTATTATAGATATTTGTATATCTAACTTCATTCACAACTTGTGTGTATGCTTGTTTCCATGTTTTATATGTCATTTTATCTCCTATTTTAGTGGCTTAGCATCTTTCATTGCTCTCATGGCTTCATTTTTAAGTAAGCCATAAGTTAATGTTAACCATCTTATTAAAGCTGGTTTAGTGCCTGCTATTGTCATTTCATATTTTCTTTTATTCCAATCATGTACAAAGACACCTTCATTTTCCCACTCATCTGCTCCTTGGTCATTTGGATTTCCATGTTCCCAATCTATTGTAAGCATAAAAGCTCTAGCTTTATCTAATTTAAACTCTTTTAAATGTTCTTTAAAGGTTAACATTATTCGTATCCTCTTCCTTTTACGAAATCTTCTAGGTTATCTTCTAACCATTCAAGCCATAAGTCTGGATCGTCATGTGGTATTTCTTCTGGATAATTATCCATAACATATAGTATTAAATCTTCTTCGGCTTTATCAGATAATTCGAAACTATTTGATGAAGGACTTATAACTTTTCTCAATTCCCTACCATGCTTACGCATTATATCTCGTCTTTTCATCGTACGAACTTCTTTAAAAGTTTTCTTACCTTCAAATGTTTTCTTACCTTCAAATCTAGGTGCTTTCATTCTTTTACCTACCATAATACCAGCTTTAGTCCTTATATGTTTTTCAATAATTTTTGATTCACTAATTTTTCCGTACATATGTTGTGCAGAGCTCCATATTTCTTCTCTTGTCATAGTATCACCAAAGCCTAACCTTCTTGGGAATTTAACAGCTTTTCTATCACCAACCTTTTGGCCTTCTAAGTATCTACCTACTGCTACAAACATTTCATCTGGTCCTACTTCTTTAGCTGGGCTTAGTGAATCGATTCCATTTTTCTTTATATCTTTCATAAAGTCGTTCAGCATTTCATTATACTTCATATTTTCTTTTTCATTCTTAGAAATAAATGCAAAGTAATAATCGCCATCTCTGACAGGATAGCTTAAAGCTATCCAAGCCTTTGGCCTTGCTGAATTACCTGGGTGGTAATCATTTAATTTCATCTCTGCTCTTGCTTTATCTAAATCACCATAAAAAGCTTTTTGTTTTTCTATACTACCAAATGATTTAAATTCTTTATCTACATCTTTATCATTAAATCTTCTAGAATAAGCTTCATAAAGAACTGATTCTTTCATAGCAATTGACATTTGAGATTTAAATTCTTGCATCTTCTTAGCATCACCTACTATTTTTAGATGATTCTCATCTCTTGTTATCTCAACACCAACATCTTTTGCTATTTTAGATAGTTTATTAAATGTAGTTGAACTAGTATCAGATACTTTTAACTCAGATGTATCAGCTTCAGGTAATTTCTTTTTATTTTTTACTGTAGTATGACCATATTCTTTAATCTTATTTCTAAAATCAGATAATTTCATTTTATATTCTAATTCTTTTAGTTTAAGATTTACTTTATCAAGTTTTCCTTCGGTGACTGATTCATTTGTTCCATAATATCCTGCATCCTGTATTCTAGTTAATACACCTTCTTTACGAGATACTGAAACATGATTTCTCATACCAAATTCATCAATTGCTGTTAACATAGCATTTAAACCTTTATCAATATTTAGTTTTCCGCCATAGTTGCTAATTGAAATTTCATGTGATTGTGCTAATACTTTACCACCAAATGCTTTAGCAGCTTTTTTCATATCTCCAAATAATTCTTTTGCTTCAGCTTTTGTAAGTGGACCACTTCTAATCATATTAGTAATATTACCACCTGGTTTTACACTATTAATTAAATTTAACCAATCAGTTCTATTCTTATCTCTAGCTCTTCCATCAGGTACTCTAATTGCTATTGAATTACAATCATCTCTTAATTCGAATTCATTATCCTTTATATCTTGATATAAATCTGAAGTTTCAATAGTTGAATGACTAGAAAGTCCTTTACCAAATTGATTAGAATTTTGTCTTTGTGGTCGATAAGTTAATTTAACTTTTTTACCAGTCATTCCATTGACACCTTCATTAACTGATTCCAATGCTTTAATTGCAGCCAATGCATCTTTCTTAGCCATCTTGAGTTCTCTATCTTTCATCTTCTCAACAGCTTTCTTAATCATTAAAAGTCTTTTCTTCTTATCAGCTGCTGATAGTCTTTCATTTACTGATTCATTCGCAAATCTTAAAGCAGCTTTAACAGCTGGATGATCGCCTAAACCTCTTTCTATCTTCTCTATTTTCTTATAGGCTCCAGTCATATTACCACCCATATCTAGAGCAATAGCTATAGCCATTTGAAGCCTCATCTTTGGAGAAGTTGGTTTTAAAACTTTACCATCCCTTGTAGTATACTCCTTGAGCCTTTGTAATCTCTTTTGTCTAATTTCTTTAAATTTCATTTTTACCCTCTTACTTTTGCGGCTAAGTCTTTATCGGCTTTACCCCATGTTCCTGATGATTTTGTTACGAAAGAATTAACTCTTGCTAATCCCCATTGTGTTGGATTGGTTCCAGGTCTATGTCCTGTTTTCCATGCCGCAACACCTCTATTAAAAACTTGTTTTAGTATACCTAATGGCATACCACTTTTATCCGCTTTCTTCTTTAAGGCTGCGTCGGACCCACCTTCTTTTACCATGAAATCTTCAAAAGTTATATGGTCAGCAAATTCGCCGAACATAGCTTTAAATTTCTTAGTATGTTTGGATGGTTTAGTCTTTGCAGTTTTATCACCAGGTGCTGGCTTATATGCTGCTGGATTATCATCATCCATCTTTGTTTGTTTATTAAATTGTGCTTGTCTTTTATCTTGTGTAGATTTACCTAAACCTTTGTGATAAGCTTTATTTCTCTTTTGAGGTTTTTTATCTTCAGTTTTAGGCTTTACTACTTGAGAGAATGGTGTATCTTTTAGATATCTATTCAGTGCTTTGCTTGTTCCGAAGTCTCCTGCTCCATGCTCCTCTACGAGTTCTACGGATTCGAGCCAATATCTTTTTCTTATGTCGTTGCTTTCCACCATTACGTAATTCGAACCGCATACTATGATTCTCCCTTTGTGATTATTTTCTTTAATACGAACTAGGTCGCCGACTTTAAAGAGACTTCCTTCGATATACTCTTCACGAGTTTCTGATACTGGAGGTAATTCAATATGTTGCCTAAAAGAACGTGATTCATTTAATCCCATTCCTTTTCTTACTGCGTTGAATAGACCGGAAGAATCCTTAAAGCCGGACGGTAAACCTTTTGCAAAATTTGCAAGGTCATTTTGTTGAGCGAAAGCTCTTAGTTTTGAAGCGGACATTCCAGCTGCACCTTCTGCATCTGGGTCCCTTTCACCTGCGGATACTACTGTTATGGATTGAAAGTTATAGAAACCATGTCTACCTTTTTCACCATTGTACTTATTTAGTAAGGCGTCAAATTCAACAACTCTATCTGAACCAACAACCATATTAATATTTACAAACCCTTGGTCATATAATTTAACAACTATATCAAATACTGTTCTTACATCCATATCTCCCATGACCGCACGCGCGTGCCTAGGAAACATTTTTCTTAAATATTTAATTTTATCTTTTGGTGAAAGTGGATTCTTTTTAGAATCTTCTGTTTTTGATGTATATATTCTATAAGCACCAGAACGTGCTTGTTTTTTTACAGCGTCAAATAGTTTTTCGTGACCAGTTGTTGGAGGATTATACCTCCCAAATGTAAATGTGACTTCTTTAGTTGATTCAGTTAAATAGTCACTAAATGATTTAATCGTCATTAGTATCCTCGGTATCCCATTAGCCTGGGTTATCCCAGCCTTTTATAATATTTGGCGAAAAGTTATTTGTAGAAAATTCTAATCTATCAACTAACTTTACCGCACCACCTTCCGTACGGTCTATAGCTACAAAGCCCTCAGGGCCGGTGACTTTAAACCCGGATTTAGTTTTAACAAACGTACCAATTTTTGATAACGTCTTTAGTTTATTTATAATAATTAGTTTTGCATCTGTGACTAAAGTGTGTAAAATAAACACTTGTGTAAGTATATCTAAATTTTTATTTGAGAAAAATTCTAATAGTTTATCCCTTTCATCTTCTTGTCTGCCTTTACCTGCTGGAGTTTTAAGTTTATCTATTTTCTTTTTATATCTTTCATTTACAAATTTAATTAAACCCCTTGCATGTTTAGCAGGGTCTCCAATTCTTTCACCTTTACGAACTACAGTATTGTTGTATATGTTTACTACTAAATTAAGTTCTTTATTATTTTCTAATTCTTTTAATACAGGAGCTTCTACTTTTCTAAATACTACTCCAGCTTGTGATAATTTGGATGTCACCTCAGCAGTTTCGGCTGCACTCATTACTGCTTTTCCTGATATATCTGGATAGGTTGCATCTACCATCCAAACATTTTTATTTTTTCTTAATCCTGTTGCTATTGATTTACCAAAGGATGCTTTCATATTCTCAAACTTTGTTCCAGTATATATTGTATGCCATACTATTCCTATCTTAGCTTTTGCTATTGTTTTTGCTAATGGCGTACCAAATGGAATAGCATAAACGATAGTATTAGGATGGAAAGTAATATGTCTAACTCCATTTATTTTCTCCGCTTTTAAATCGCTTGCCTCAAACATAAAGTCACCTTGTATAACACCTCTTATACCAACATCCTTTAAGTTATCAAAAGCTAATTTTAATTTTTTATTTAAATCACCTGATGTATCATCATCTATATCTGAATGATTTTTATATACCTTAGGATTTTTTGCAAATATACCTTTTTTAGCTACAAAAAATTGACCATCACTTGGGTCAATACCTGCAAAAACAGCGGGGGCTCCGTCCCATTTGACAGAAATGTCCACAGGTGAACTTGCATTTCCGCTCAACATATCCCTCAATGACCTTAGCGTTAGGATAGCCTGGCGAGCCCCCTTAACTCCACCGTCCAAGATTAAATCCTCAATATGTGTCATATGAGTATTCTTGGCTTCGGTTATATAGTTATGATTTTTAAAACTTATCATAGTTCATAAAGTCCATAAGTTTATGTGCTAATTCAATACCTGCATCGTAATCTGATGGGTAATGTAAACCAGCTATTACTCTTCCGTATCCACAAATTTTAGCACCTCTAATTAATTCATTCTTATGCTCAGGATATTTTTTGCTATAATGTAATGCAACAACCATAGGCTGCATAGCATGTCCTGATGGATAAGCAGGTGTTTTTGCTGTTCCGGTTTTGAATCTATTTAATGTCTTATTATATAAATCTGCTACTTGATAAGGTCTTGGTCTATTAAAGTTATTTTTAAAATGACGAATAATTGGCGAACATTGTTCTTCAATATATTCTATTACATCCTCATCATAATCTAAACTATTCTTATTTAAATGTTCTTTTATATAATATGACGCATCCTTATCGCAATTTTCATAATCTTTTTTCTGTTGGTCTGAAGCTCCTTCAACTGCTGCAATCACTGCATCAATTTCTCTATCTTCTCTTGGAGGTGATGGTAATATAATTCTTTGCCAGCCATCTTTCCATATTTCCATATCATCATAATCAGGTTCTTTTAAATCATCTTGGTCTCTAAATATTAAATGTTTTAAAGCACTGTCTGGTCTATCATCTAGTCTTGCTTCTCTTATAAATCCAGTAAAGTTTTTCATGAACGGTAAAACTCTTTATCGATATCAAATAAATCGCCCCAGCCATTTCTTTTCATATCATTAATATACCATTTACCATCTTCTCCTTTTAAAAAGCATGATGAGTTTTTAATATCTGATGAACCTCTTATTGATAATCCAGCTTTGATTTTCTTTGACATTTCACCAGCAGTTTTAGTACCAGCAAGTATTTGTTGTATCATATCTGGTTTCTTAGGTACATCACCACCATAGAATACGTTAGCTGCACCTTCACCATCATTAAACTTAACACCACCTGATATTACTTCTCTCATTTGAGCAGCATTTAATGCAGGTGCAAAGTTCCATTTCTTAGCAATGAATGGACATAATGAATGTGTATTAGTTTTAGTACCACCAATCTTTCCTGTATCTCTTAATTCTTTTAATGCTTCATTTAATAATTTAGAGGCATAAGGTTTATTGTAGATTTGTAGAAATCTTTCAGGCAACATCCAATTTTCGAAGTAAGTAGCATTTTCAGATTTTAAACTATACTTCAATACATCTCCAAGGGTTGGTATTTTTTTATCTAATACAACAGTGACATCTGTTTTTGGATTACCCGGACCTCTCCAATTTGGTGCTCTTAATTCTACAATCCGATATTCTTTTCCTTTATAATCAAATTGCCAATTATCACCTGAGCCTTTTATCCATGCTTCAGTAAATTGACCTTCATGGCCATGGCCAGCTTTAAAGTTTGTAAATACGTTTGGATTAATTTTATCGTCTAGGTCAACCTGCATAGGTTCAACATTTTTACCAGATGGTTTGAGTATTTTATTTAATTTTATTAAGAAATCTTGTCCTTTATATCTACGGTATTTTGAATCTGATAAATTAACTCGAATTGCCTTAGCACCTCTTCCAACTATTTTTATATCTTTTTCTTCCCTATCTATAATCTCTAGTTTAGTTCCCTTTTTCAAGGTTTCATCCATAGGTGTGCCATCCATCTGATATAACTCAGCATCTTTTTCTAATTCAAAGATTTTATTTTTTGGTGATAGCGTTACGTACTGTTTAAAAGCGCCTAGACTTCCGGAATATTTGGTTGTTCTACCTAGTAGACTTGCTTCGTAAATATATGATTTGAATGATATCATTGTACACAGTTCCCATATAAATTAAATTAATATAAAACTATTTATACAAGTTTATTCGTCAAGAAAGAATGGATTTGGTTTTATATTACCTTTATTATCATAACAAATGATTTTGGCTTCATGTAATTTATCGATACACGCGGACGTACCCGCACGTATACCTAAGTTATATGCATTCCATGCTGCACCACCAATGAGAATTACTAAACATATTAATTGAAGGAAAAAGTATTCCATTAGTCTAATAATAACCTTTGCATTGTAGTAGTATAACCTTTATCTTGCATTCCTAATTGAAATTTTAAAGCTTCTTGTAATTCAGAAAACATATATTCAGCTTTTAGCTCATCGTTTTCATCATAGGCTATTACTTTAAAGGCTTTGGTTTTTTCTTTAGCTTTGTTCGTAGATATAAACATCCATTTTCTCCGCTTTGCTTAATGGTATAGACCTATCATAAGCTCTAGGATGCCTTCCTTCAGCCCTTGCGACTGATGCTCTTGGTCCTCTACCTTGACATTTAACTCTGTATCTAGGAAACTTTGAATTTAATTTATTTCTATAAGAACTTTCTTCAGCTCTTTTAGCTTCCTTATTAATAATCTTAACTGCTTTTCTAATTGTTTCCAACTCAAGCATATCACCAGCACTTTTAACGTGGGCTGTCATCACGTAATTTTGAGAACCTCTCATACTAACTCCTTAATTTCATTTAATTTATCTTCAACATCAACCCATTCCAAATAACCAATTACGTCATTTGTTATAGGTGTTGTATAATCTAATTCACCGTTTTCATCTAAAACAGCTAATTCCCATAAACCCTTTTCATTACCATAAGAACCTGCGTGTCTTACAACACTGGCTCCCATTTCATTTTCAAATTTATAGATATATTGAACACCATCGTTAAAATCTTTGGATTCAATTTTATATTTATCGAACCTATCTATTTCAATAGGTTCACCTTTTCCAAAAATATCTGGCATAAACTTTTTCATTATTGAGACATTTCCTCAAATCTTTGGAAGACTAATTTATCTCTTAATCTATCCATATCACAAAATGCTAAGAACTCATCATGTGAATCAGCAATTGGTGTAATACCTAATTCTTTCACAACTTGCATTGTAGATAATTCATTAACCTCTTCAGCAATGCTTTCCAAGATTTGTGTATTTACTTCGTTTGACATATAAACTCCTTATTTAATTTTTTATATAGGTATATTATAACACGTATTTTCGCATTTGTAAACGGTTTTTTGAAAAAAAAGTGAATTATTTTTTAGGAGGTAATTGCACGTATGATGATATAACGTACTTAGGTGATGATATAGGCATTACACCTCTATGTGGATATAAGAAATTTGGTGGGAAACAAACTACTGAACCTCTCTTAGCAGGATTTTTTATTATATCTTCTCCAATACTAAACTCAGTTTCACCACCTTCTTCAACATCATTTAAATACCAAAACATTACTAATAATCTTTTTCCAGTTTCAGCTGTTGCTGAATCTATATGCCAATTAAAGTATCCTTCGTTTGGTTCATATTTCTTTATCCTTGGTGCTTCATAAGCTAAATCCTCTGGCCAAAAAGCTCTAGTATAATCTCTATATGATTCAGCTAAATTTTTAGCTTTCATTAAAAAGAGTTCTCTAAAGGATTCGAATGGTTTGGCTTTGAATATATTAATCTCACGAAATTTCATGAGGTTATTATTTCTTTCTTGGATATGATTAGGACTTTTATTATATGTATCAATTAATATTTCACATGCCGTTTCATCTAAAACGTTATCAAATACCACAATATAATCATCTAAATTTTTCATAATTTCTTAAAGAAATGCAGGGCTTTTACACCCCGCACTACTATCATTATATAGTTTTATGTTAAACTTCTGATTTAACTAAGGTGTAAACACCATACGCAAGAGCTAACCAAGCACCCCACCATACTAAATCTCCTAAAAGAAGTAGTGATAGTGAAATTGCAACGATAACTGCTCCGTCCCAGGATGTCCTTTCGGCAAATCTGGCTAGTATCCAATCCTTAACTGAACTAAGCATGTTCATACATTTTCTCCTATATTTTAAAGTTGGCAAATGTGTCGGGATTCTCACGTTCACCAAACTTATTTATTGGTTTGTCCGGAGTCATATCATTCATAATATCTGACTGCGCGGACTCCTCCACATCATATAATTTCATGCGGGAACGATCGATACCAATCACGAATCTTCGATATTTGGTTGGATCGTTATAACGATTTTTCAATTGCTTTACCATTAATTGACCTAGCTCATCAAGTTCCTCTGTTGATATAAGAGCAAACATTAAATCAGCTGTCGCTGGTAAACCAAATGATTCAGATGTATCTTCAAGTCCAAGGTCTGTATTACTATATCCCGCCCTTGTTGTCTGCGTAGCAGAAACTATCGGTACATTGAATTCTACTGCCAAGCCTCTTAATTCTTCGGCTATGGCTTTGATATAACTATAAGTATTTATACTTCCTCCCAACCCGCGCATACGGCTTGATGAACAAATATTTAAATAATCTATATAGACCATATCAGGTTTAAAGTTTTTCTTTAATTTTAATTCGTTGAGTAAAGCTCTAAAATGTCCAGTATGTGCTGAGCCAGTTGGATACTCTTTTACAATAAGTTTTCCAATAGCACCTTTTGCAATCTTTCCAATCTTTTCTGCAAATACATTTTGTGGTAATGAACTAAGTTGCTCTATTGGAAGATTCATTAAGTTTGCATCTATCCTTTCAGCAATTCTTTCCTCAGCCATTTCCATTGTAATATATAAAACATTCTTACCTTGTTCCAAGGCAGCTGCTGCACAATGACACATGAATAATGATTTACCAACACCAGTACCAGCTAAAGCTATGTTTAATGTTTTATTTGGTAAACCACCTTTTGTTATTTTATTAAAGTAATCCAAATCAAAAGGTATTCTATCTTCTTTATAATTATAAAAATCATATCTTTCATCACTATCATCGATATAGTCATGACCTATTTGTTGGTCAAAGGAAACACCAAGTGCGTTTGAAAGTATTTCAGGTATAGCACCTTCACTTTTCTCTTGATTTTTTCCATCAATAATTTGTATTGATTCCATGATTGCATTGTATACTGCTTTCTCTTTACACCAGGTTTCTGCTTCACCTATAAGATACTCAGTATCAATTTCAGTTTTTTCTCGGATTTCATTAATTAATTGAGCACTATTATTTAGTACATCTTCTGGAGCATTGACTTTTCTCAACTCCATATCTAGAACTTTAGCTGTTGGTAAACGATTATGTTTACTTACGAATTTTACAATTAAATCAAAAACATTTCTATGCGAACCTTCAAAATAGTCAGGTTGCAAATAAGGTATGACTCTCCTACAAAACTCTTCGTTATTGAGTAGGTGATTCAGTATTTGTGTTGGTATCTGATTCTCCAATTCCTATCCTCGCTAAATTATTTTCCTTTCCCCACTCTAGGGAATCCATTATTATATATCTCAGTACATCGCCTAAGTAATTTTTAAATGCTTCATCAGCATTAAGTTCATCTATAGTAAAATCAGCTGGGTCCATAATAGTAAAATTAAATGATAGCTTTGCTAAATCATTTTCTACTTCTTCCTCGATTCCAACTGTACCATATATAACTGTGACATCTTTCCATTCACCCTTTTTAAACTTTACACCAGTCATTGGATGACTTGGATTTTCTACAAAGGTGTAGTGAGATTCATCTATGGTATACATTACTCTCCCTCGACTTCTATATCAAGGTCAACTTCTAATAAAGGTTTGTGTCCTATTGAATAATAAGTTTTTACAAACTCTTTGAAATCAGTATCTTTAAAGATTGGTTCCCAAAAAGCTTTTGTTAAAGTTTGCTTTTCTCTTACCTTTCCTTCTTCAATTTCTCCAGTTTCTTTATTAACTCTTGCATACCAACCTACATTTGGTTTAGTGACATAACCACCAGCCAATGCAACTTGTAGTAATCCTGAGTAAGGTTCTATTCCACCTTCCCATGATACACCTACTGGTATTTTAGATTTCTCTTTTACAAACCTTGATTTTTCTACATTGATTACAAAGTTATAACCAGCTACTTCAGTACCAGCTTTTACTTGTTGCCTTCCAATAATCCATATATTGTCAGCTGAATAATAAATACCTGTACCACCACCTACAACATTCTTTGGAAATAATCCAATTTCTTTATAGGTATGATTAACAGCAAGTAAAGGGACGTTCTTCATCGTTAAATAAGGAGTGACCATTCTGAACAATCCCTTTAATGCCTTCGCTCTTGACATATCCGCGACAGATTTTTCGTTGAGCGCATCTTCTAATTCTTTTTTACTTGCTAAATTACCAATTGAATCAATAACAATTACTACCTTGTCATCTCTATCGATTGCTTCTAATTGATTTACTAAATCAAACTTAAGTTGTTCTACATCAGTAATTGGAGTATGTAATACTCTTGATGTATCAATTCCAAATGATTCAAAATAATTTTGTGGTGAACCAAACTCAGAATCATAAAATAACATAACTGCATCTTCATACTCATTTAAATATGCTGCACCCATTAAGAGAGCAAATGATGTTTTAAAATGTTTTGATGGACCAGCTAATACTGTAAGTCCGCTTGTCATACCACCATCCATATCACCTGATAAAGCTACGTTTACCATTGGTACAGTTGTTGATATTACATCTTTATCTTTGAATAGCATGGAATCCGATAGGATATCCGTAGTTTTAATTTTACTATTCTTTTTTAATTTGTCCATTACTCCCATATTAATACCTCCTCTCTGGTCTAAGTTGCATGGTTTTTTCTTTTTTTCTCCAGCGTGCTATGGCTTCTTTCCTTTTACGCTGTTTAGCTTGAGCGGGTTTTTCGTAAAATTCTCTCTTACGAACTTCCTGGACTATTCCAGCTCGCTCACATTGCTTTTTAAATTTTCTTAAAGCTACATCGAAAGGCATAGCTTTTGGTGGACGCTTATCTCTTGGATTACGTTTTCTTGGTCTTAAATCGACACTTGGCATATTTCACTCCTATTGTTAAACATTATAATGTATATTATATCATAAAATCAGTCAATTGTAAACTGTTTTTTTCATATTTGTACTCTTTTTTCTTGTTATCTATTAATAGGAAAGGTGTGTCAATCAAATCCACTCTGTTGTCAAAATAATCTAATAGGTTTTGCACCATATCTTCTGCTGTTCTTACAGGCACGTTTTGACATATATGATTAATACTACTATTTATTAAATTAAAATCTTCAGGTAGATGCATTATCCTCATTGATTCTCTAACTGTTAAATATCTATCTTCGTATGGATGACAAGTTTGAACTGGTAAATGACCTACAAAAGCTCCAATATAATTCTTAGCCCATGTAGTTGTTCTTCTCATTACATTACCACCAGCTTTTATTTTAGTATTCATTCTATCAATAATTCCATAGTGTCTTGGATGTCCTTGTTCTTTTAACCATGGTAAAAGTTTATCGTATGAATCAAACTCCTCTATATAATCAAAACAATTATTCGAATGTTCTAACGTATCGTAAAATTCTCTATGAGTTATACCACCATGTAGCTCTTCTAATATGTACCTGTAAAAAGGTAAATCAGATGGTGTATGTTGATTTGGTATATAATTCATTGGATCGTCATCTCTACGAGGCCCAGAGGTGATAACTGATTCAATTCTTTCGTTAGGATAACGGTTTACATAAGGTAAAAGTGGTGCCTTATCGCCTTTAAAAAAGAAATAAAAGGTTCTATCTCTGATTTGAGAATACCCTTGTACTAAGGATTTAGTCTTTAATAGTACAAAGGTATACCCATACTTTTCCCCTATCTTACGTAGCTTCTCTACTACAGGCTTACCGGTTTTTTGTGCTAACCTCGGAGCGTTCTCTCCCCAAAATACTTTTGGCTCTATTTTATCTAATACGAAATGTGCAGTTTCATACATCCAATTATTTACTTCTCTATCTGCTGATGAGTGTGGTGATAATGTTGAAAGACCAGCACAAGGACATACAGTATTTACCATATCTACTTTCTTTGGTTTATGATTTTTCTTTTCATCCAAATGTACATAATCACCTTGCCAACCTTTACCTCTTATATAGTTTATAAAATGAGAATCATTAGGTTCAAAATCTGAATATGATAAAACTTCTTCTGGCATTTGACCATCGAGCTTATTCATTATTGCTATACTTTCACCACCTACAAGTGGTACGATACTACTGTATTTCATCAATCACCTTTGTTATCATTCTTCCTTGTCTTTCTGCATCATCATAGTGTAGAGGTATACAGGTTGCAAGTAATAGTAAACCACCCATAAGTATTTCATTCTTAGGCAATTCATATTCATCTAATTTTCTTTCAAATAAATCTTTAACATATTCATTTTGTGGAACATCAGCAACAATAGCATTATATCCATAATAACAATCATGAGCTAACTTAGCCCAATCATAAATATTATCACCCATTTTTCCATGCCAAGTTCCATACTCTCCTCTTGGGTCAAGGAGTTTAAATTGGTCTGTTTGTTGGTTATATAAAATATTTGCTAAATGTAAATCACCATGCATTCCATTTATTGGTGAAGTATATCTATATATGTGTTCTGCCATTTGATGTAATTCAGCTATCTTCCAAGCTTCCACAACATTGTAAAATTCATGACTTAATCTTTCTGTAGTTTTACCAACCCACATTGCTTTTGCATTCTCACTAAAACTATCAATTAAACTTTCATCTTCTATAGGATTATTAAAATAATTAATTTTAATTTTAAATATTCTATCCATGATATAATCCCAATGTGTCTCAGGCATATTTTCATATAACATTAAATCACTAAGTAATGTACCACTTTCATATGACATTATTAATTGAGTTGGATGGTCTAATATTCTTGGTACAAACATTGATTGCTCATCGCTTAAACACTTATACCAATATGCTTCATTCTTTAAAGTTTTTCTAGAATGTTTATCATGATAATCTGGTAATTTTGTAATTGTTCCAAGCTCAGGATTAAACTTCAAATTATTAAATGCTCTTGCCTTAGTATTAAGTAGTGATGCACAGGTTTTGTAGTATGTTGGCAGATCACCTATGTCATACCATTCTTTAGTAATATATTGGCTAAAATTTCCATAGAGTTCTAGTGCACCTGATATATCGTAGGCCCTACTTTCTGTGAAAGCTTGCTTAGCTCTTAAACCTTCCTTAAATGAATATAGACCAACTAAAGCATTTGCATTTGGAATTGGTTTATCTGGTTTATTATAATAATTATTACCATCCCACATACACCAAGCTGATTGATTCTTAACTTCTTTAGTCAATAAAAAGTTTTCTCCAAGTGGCATATTCTTTTCTAATATAATAGCATCACCTAACCAAACCACAACTGGTTTCAAAGGATTTTTTAATGCATTCATACCAATAGATATAGCATCCCTTGGACCATCAAAAGATGGTTGATTAGCAAACCTTACCTTGGGATGTCTTACAGCACAGTATTCTCTGATATCAGAATATTTTCCATCCACAACAACTATTTCGTCAACGCTGCCATTGACTGCCTCTATTATATAATCTAGGCAAGGTTTACCATTTACACGTACCATAACCTTCGACGTGCCAGAAGATAGAGGTCTTAGTCTTGTTGCTGCACCAGCAGCAGGTATAACTAAATTGAATCCATTTTGTTTGTCCATTTAATAAATTCCTCCAAGTTCATTGCTTTATCATCTACGTAATATGTAGACGAATAGGGTTTACCCCATTGTAATTCATCGTAAGGTACATCATGTTCGTCCAACCATTCAGTTGTGATGTCACCTACATCATCTATTATCTTTTGAATATCACCATCAAATGTTAGCATTCTTCTGGCTGTAAGCAATATTATATAATAGCCTTGATTGTGTAATGTTCTCATTCCATGTATTACCTTTTTATTGGGTAATGCATTTCCATATTTGTGTTTTGCATCTTTATAATTATGATTGGTATGACAAATAGTATCATCAATATCAATCACTATGCTAGGTTTAGGTTTATCCAAAAAATTCCTCCAAACTGTTTGTATTTAAATCTTGTATTTTTGTATGTACAATTCTTTTCTTCTTTTCAAAATAACTTAATTGTTGTTCAATTACTTCTTTAGCACCAAATGCTGGAATATTGTTATTTAAAATATTGTTAAAAGTATCTATAGCGTTCGTACCAAAGCATTTTTCAATCAATTGAGTCACTGACATTTTATCTGTTTGCTTTCCTACGGACTCAATATGTTTTAACATAGGTGGTATTACATTAGATGCATCAGCTTCCTGTCTGAGAAACTGAATACCATTATCCAAATAATCATTATACATTGTTTCATTATTTGATAATTCATGTATTTTATCTTTTGTCTCATTTAAATCTTCTCTATTGGACCATATAGCAATTGGATTAGATATAAACGTTGAACCATCTTCAGCTATGTTGTTCATTCCATAATCATAATCAAATACTGGAACTGTACCTACAGCAATTATTTCCATTTGCGCATATTCAAACCTATCGCCATAGTTATGTCTTTCCTTTGGAAGATTATATCCACTATAACCAAACAATGAATTTGAGATTAAGTTCATACCATCTTCATATTCATAAGGACCAAAGCTTTCGCATATATCGCTATCATAATTATAACCATCAAACTTATCAGTCCATTTTGTTATATCGATAATATCAAACTTAGCACCTATAGACCTTTCAATACCATGAATAGAGTAATGGAAATCTTTATCTAAGTTATACATTTCAACCATTCTTTTAGGGTCTTTCATTGTTGTCCAACGACTTGCGTATATACAACTTTTTCTTTTATCTTTAAAGGGTACCCAATACTTTTCATAATCAGAAACAGTAAAAGGTAATTTCATACGAGCAATCCTTTCACCTAGTTTTTTATCAGTTAAAATGTTTGATATATCTTGAGCATAAGTTGTTGTAGTAGAAAAGTTAAATACAATATCACATGCATTTGCTATAGGAATGTGAATTGGTATTCTATCAAAATTCATTCTCTTAATCTCATGCATCATACCAACAAGGATTGGTTTCTCTATTTTAAGAACTAAATCTTCAAAGAAACTTTTTACTGTAGATTGGTTGTGCAAAGGACTAGGATAAGAGTTAAGCATAACAATATCATAATTCTCATTTAATTTTTTTCCTATGTCAGGTATTTCATCAGCTTTGAAAGATATAGAATTTTTTATATGACCACCTGAACGAGTGAATCCTCTTTCTTGTAAATCATATATGTCTACATCATTAGGCATATATCTTTGGAATTCATATCCAAATTTTTCTACACCACAACCATCAAGGCCTTTTCCAAATACTATTGCAATTTTCATATAGTTATATTATAACATAAAATCAGTGATTTGTACACTGTTATTTTCTAAATCTTTCAAATGTTTAGGTACTCCAGTTGGTTGTACCTTGAGATTAATCTTACGATTATGTGTTTTATCCTTCATATTTACTAACTTAATATGTTTAGGATATAGTTTGTTGAGCTCGCTCGCGGCCGTATGCATGACGTCCGCGTGACGCGCGGCAGCATTACCACCTTCTTTTTCTTTACCAATGACTAATTGCCATTTAGTTATATAAAAATTATTAAATCCTTTTTGAATCGCACTACAAAATGCTGCTACATCTTCATAATATTTTACTTTTGTATAACCTAAATCGTCAGCTGTTAATTGTTCTAAATTTATAAAAGAACTAAAAGCTCCCCAACGATTTAATCCTATAGGAAATATATCTTTACCTTTGACAAAGGTTGCAGTAGCGATTACACCAAATGGCATATCCTCTAATAATCCAATTGAATAATTAATTAAATCATAGAACGATTCTTCTGATAATTCCTTTTCTTTTATTACGTAATCTTTCTCATCAGTAATATGGCAAGGGACTATTTTAATATCATCATCCATCATCCAAATTTTTTCACCAGCAAAATGTTCACATATAGCATGTCTTTTTTCTGGTATACCTGAATCTTTAGGTACGTTAAGTGGAACTAAGTTTACACCTGGATAATCAACTGTAATTTTTTTATAGCGTTCCATTTCTGATACATCTCTTCTTATACAAACATAAACTCTTCTATAAAAACTTTCTGGAATCCAGCCATTTTCTAATACATCAATTTTACCATCGACTCTACCATAAGTTGGTATAACTATTTTCATAAAATATATTCCATTAATATTGTTCTAAATAATAATACAGCTCCAGCACCATTCAACATTATAAGAGCTCTGTCTTTCCAAAGGAAACTAACGATTAACCATAATAAGACACCTATGAAGGATAACATAACATCCCACATAGCAAATTCTGGTATACCTCTCATTCCCATACCTGCTAATACAAATGATGAGGCAACCCATTTAATATACCAATCGGCAGTATATTTTGGTGTTGCACTTTTATATATACGATTTGAATTAGCTAACTCTTCTTTACTATACTTCTGCGAACTCATATTTAATTCCCGCTTCTTTAAAAATTTCATCTGTTTTTCCTATTGCTTCTTTCCATCTATCAGGAGTATTACGAGAGATTGCTACTACTCTTTTTACACCTGCTTGTATTATTCCTAAAGCACAATCACCACAAACTGGTAAACCATAAATATATAATGTGGAATCTTTTAATGATATTCCATTCTCAGCTGCATTGTATATGCAATTCATTTCTGCATGTACAACGTACTGATACTTTATTTCTCTTACTCTTAATCTTGCTTCAGTATCTTCTATCCCTTTAGGAAATCCATTATAACCTGTGGATAGTATTTTTCTATTTCTTACAGCGATTGCACCAATTTGTCTACTTGGGTCTTTACTCCATGTTGATACTAATTGAGATATCTCTACAAATCTTTTATCCCACTTACTTAACAAGATCGAAATGCCTCTCATAAACATGCAAGTTTTGTACTTGCCAATGGATATCACCTTTTTCTAAAGGTTCCAATGTATCAAATATTCTTAAATCACTAATCAACTGATTCCTTACATACTCTTGCCAAGCAAAATCATTCTTATATCCAAACACTACATCATTACTTCTCATTTGAACTACACAATGTAATTTATTATCTCTAATATAATATGTCACAGCATTTGTACATATAAAATCATTCTTACCATTTTCTTTATACTCTTGCCAGATACTTGGACGTTGATATATCATTGATGCTCTACGAGAATCAGGATTTATTTCCATTAACTCATGTAAAACTTGTTCGTATTGATTATGATACTTATTAGCATAGATTAATAATCCATAATTAGAATTAATTTCACCATGTTCATTAGCTGAATATTCCCAGGCTTGAGGAGCTCTTTGCGATTTCCTATCACCCCATATATCTTTGATGTTAGTTGACATTGATTCATACCAATCTAATTCATCACTTACATATTGGTGATTTACTTCACCAAAGATTGTTGGTTTATCAGCAATAAAGGATGCACCAATTAGTTCAATAGTTTTTTGACCGGTTTTATCGGTTGTAAAGTTTTCTATTTTTAATTGATTAATAAAGTGTTTTTTAATATCAGACGTTATCATCTCTTTTAGTCCCTAGCTTTTTTGTTTGATTAAACATATCTTTTGAAGGGTCTTGGCCTTCCATTTTACCACGTAAATATGCAACACAAAAGGATGCATAGTTAATTAAATCTTTGTAGGAATCTTCTAAGGATTCAAAGTTTGGTTCTTTACCTGATTCAAGCAAAGATGTGGCTCTGATTAGTTTACCTAAACAAGCATCATGCAAGGTATCAATACCTCTACGATAATGCATAGCTTGGGTTATAGAACTATTATCACTTTGATAATCGGCTGATTTTTTAGCTTGCAGTTCAGCACATTCCTGCAGTACTTTCATACTTTCTCTCATAATTTACTCCATAATTATCTATTATATCACATTTCACTGTAAATGTAAACTTATTTTTTAATTTCTTTTCCATACTTATTGAGCTCGGGAAGTTCAACTCCTCGCTCTAATAATACCTTTCGATTTTCCAAATGTTTTGCTTCTATGTCTTCTTTTGATTGTCCATAGTATGCTACTCCATATCCATCCTTAATCATTTCTTGATTAAGATTAAATTCAGTCTCGTAAACTGGATGTCCTTCTTGTTCAGTTATAAAAAACTCTCCAAGTATTCTACCATATTTACCTTTATCCAAAGAGGTTTTTAATTTGTATTTCTCACCTAACTTGAGATATTTTTGAACATATTTTTTAGAAGCTAAACCAAATTTCTTTTCTTCTAAATCTCTTGTTCTTGACTCAGGTGTATCTATACCTAACATTCTTACTCTTTGTTTTACATATGCCATTCCAAAACCAAGGTCGATATCTACATCAACCGTATCTCCATCTACTACTCTAAGTATTTTTGCGTTATATTCAAACATGTTTTTACCTATATATTATTTCTAAAAACGAACTCTATTGCACGTTCGGCTTCCTTTTCTATATCTCTCTTAGCATACCAACTACCAGTATCGCTATCCAATTGTCTACATAAGTATTCAACTTCTTTTGCTGTAATAGGATAACCTTTAGCCATTGCATTTCCAGCAGTACTTACCATGATTTGATATAGTTTCGCATACCAACCTGTATCAGTTATTCCTTTGTACTCTTCAATTTGTTTCTTATTAACAAAAGGACAATCATCATAATTAGTCCAACTAAAATTGGTATTTTGAAGTTGACCTTTTCTATGTTCGATTAATCCTTTTTGAATTGCATCAGGTAATCGATTAAAAAAGCCTTCTTGTCTATTTATATATGGATGTTTCCCCATCAGTTCTACTGGGTCCATTTGTGTACCTTCATGAGTAAAGATAAAGTTATTTGCATTTTCATATTGATTGGGTATATAATACATACGTGATAAATCTTTTGTTTGTGCATCAGATGCATCTAAAAATTCTTTATTCAAAGCATACCAAAAATGTTTAATGTCATCTTTAAGAACTGGATATCTTAAATCAAATACTAAACGAAACTTTGGTGATTCTTTTGTAGATGATGCTGTTGAATAACATACGTACTTATAATCAGGATAAGTTTTTTCAATAGTTCTTATATCACCTTTATAATCATCAATATCTAAAGCGGCCCAACCACCCCAACCAACAACATTAGCATTGGCTCTTGTGGTACCTGGCTCATAAGTAGCAGGTGATATTAAAGGTGCTTCCTTTTTAGTAGGATACTTATCATCACTAGCTAACTTATATAATACACCAGCAAACTCATCAAAAGAACTATAATCCATTCTCTTATGAGTTTTGTTATCGTATATATTATCAAATATCGTTAAACTTACCATGGTTTCCTATATGACTTGGTGCTTCCCAATCTTCTGGTTTTGCTAAATCAGGTAATCCAAGTGGGTTTGGTCTTGATTCTTTAATTCCTACATTCTTTCTCATGTTTGCATATAATACTTCATCCCATGCTTTGTATGGGTCAACACCATAAGCATCTAGAGTACCAATTGCTACAACACATAAATCAATTAAACCATCCACAATCTCTTCAGCATCTTTACGTTGATACGCAGCTTGTGTTTCATCTAATTCTTCTTGTAGGAAATTAATTCTAAACTTTAAAAATTCATTTAACTTTTCTTTATTAGCATCAACCCAATCACGAGTTTGATACTTAGTTTGCATATCATGAATATCTTTTACCCAGTCTTTGCTCATACTATGATGTCCTTTTTAGGTGTCATGATTCTACTGCCAACTCCTTTTACTTGGTCCACTAATGAATCAAGTGGGTCTACAATAAACATAACAAATTGTCTATCAATGGTTATACCTTCTTTTGCTTTGGTATATGGCATGAAAGGAATGAATCCAATCTTACCAGGTTCCGGTGCAAAGAGAGCATGACCATCTTTAATTGTAATAGTTTCAGAAGATGATTCGTCAACTTGACCAATGACCTCTTCACCATTACTTAGTCTTACTAATTTATATTCCATTTTTTTTTCCTCTTGGTATATTATAACACATTTCTGCGTAAATGTAAATAGTTATTTAATTTATTTACAGTATCAATCTCAGTTTGTGGATTGTTCCATTGCCTGTTTAATCTACTTGGATGTGGTATCTTACAATGTTCGACACCTAATCTCTTTAGATATTCAGAGGCTACATTTCCTAAAGCCACTATGTGAGAGTATTTATACGATTGTTCTACAGTAAATATAACTTCATCTTCTAAGTTATAGATATTAGTCCAATCATATTCTTCCTTTATCCAACCATTAACTCTATTCCAAGTAGTTGATTTGGATTTATCTACTAAACCAGGTTTCTGTCCTACAACTAATATATTAGCCAAAGAAATCCTCCAGGTTTGCTACCTCCTCGCTTGTCCATCCAACCGCTCCAAGGATTGGTTCAATAGGGTCAAGGAAAGTCTTTTGAAATTGCAAATCATAATCAACATACGAATGCAGTTTGAATTCTTCTGGCAAATAATCAATAAAGCCAATAACGTTTTCTTTCATTGGATTTGCTTTGCGTAAATAGATGAATTTAATCTTATCACCATTTTTTATGTGTTGGTATTTTTTTCCTAGGGCAAGATTATCTATGCGATTATTGTAGAGCAATGCTGCTCGTACGTGCATAGGTGTACCCTTTTTATAGATGGCACCACCCTGTTTAAACTCACGAACCTTTGTGACTCCACGTGGGAATGCAACTTCATGTGGTTCCAAAGTTTTGAAATGATTTTTAAATTGGTTAATTGCTTGTTGAGTTTCCCTTTCATCTTTTTCGATAATTACTTTGAATAAAGCTTTTAATGCATCTCGGCATGGTTCAGGTGTACTAGATTTGATTGCTTCAATACCCATGATTTTTAACTTAGGCTTAGAATATCTTACACCCTCGTTGTCATGTACGTTTAAGATATAACGTTTTTTAGCTGTCCATATACCACGATCTGCAATAACTTCCCTTTTCATAACCATGCGATTAGATACACCACCTAGTATTTCATATAGCTTTTCATAAGATTTAGCCAGTTCAGGCTCAAGCATATCATTGGCAACTTTATCTAAGAAGTCAATAGGATTCTCAGGATTAAATTTAGATACTATATCATCTAAGCATACATACAAACTATCGGTGTCGATTGCGACAACATAGTCTTTTCGTTTTGTCGTTTTGAGCACTCTATTAACATAGGAGTTAAGTGCATATTCGGCCCATCGAATTGTAAGTTGCCCGGTGAGTGTAATGGCTTCAGCAATACGTTGGTCGAAGAATCTAAAATAACGATTACCCAAAGCGCCATAAAGAGAGTTAAGGAGAATCTTAATCGCCACTTGCCTATTCTCGGCAATTGCAATTTTTCTTTCAATATCATAAGTTTTTTGTCTATCATCTTTATCAACCTTTTCTTTTTCTTGTTGTGCTTTAATCATTTCCTCTTTGATTCCAACACGTTCATTATACATTTCATTTATTATAAGAGGAATAATACCTGGCTTAGTAGTATCAAAATGCTGACCATTTGCAGCAACAGCTTCATCTTCTGGAGATGGAAACCTGTCACCAGTTGCTAGCATATCTTCCATATCAACTTTACTTACTACACCATTCAATATTGTCTCAGGAGACATATTGTATTGCATAATAATAGATGGATATAGAGAATTCAAATCAAAACTGACTATATTATTATGAATTCCAACATGTGGGTCTTTTACATAACCACCTGGATATGCTGTTTTTGTTTTATCTTCGGCAAAAGGAATAACAATATTATTCTCATGCAGCTTACGATAAATGATTGTGTCCCATATTGCTGTAGTGCCAAAGGTATCATTATAGTTAACACCACCTTGGTAAGCCATAGTTAAACAAAGAGTAATCAATCCAAGTTTATCTTCGATTCTATCAACCAACTCAACATCCTTTATATTATAATCAATAAACTTTTGGAAGTTATGTTTGTAAAGAGAATGCAAAGAACCATATTCTTGATATGATAACTTTTTCTCACCAAGTACTACATGAGCAATGTGGTCTAACTTATAGGATTCCTGTGGTCCATAGGAATATCCAAACTTTTTAAATAGGTCAAGGTAATCTAGATTAGATATACCTTTTAGTTCATAGGCAGTTTGTGTTCTACCCATTTGTGTAATATCCCTACGTTCAATCATACCCCATGGTGATAGCCTTTTTACGTATGCTTCACCTAATAGTTTATGTACACGATTTACAACATAAGGAATATCAAAGAATCTGGTATTCCAACCGGTCACTACATCAGGAGAGTGAGATGCCGAGGACCAATGTGTTATGAAGTTGACCAAAAGGTCAGCCTCGGTATCGCAGTGTTTGTACACCACCCGGTTGGTTTTCATTATAGATTCATCTACGTTATAGGTGCCGAGACCCCACACATAATATGTATTGTCGATATTATTTTTAATCGTAATCGCAGTGATTTGATTTTCAGCTTTATCTGGCTCGGGGAAGCCATTGTCCGACGCAACCTCAATATCAATCGTAGTCACATTTACTTTGTTACGATTGAATTCGATCTGACCTGGAAAGTAGTCATTGACAAAAGCTGAAATATATCGAGTGTTTCCAAAGATATGGAGCCCGGCGGTGTGTTTGTTCTTTTGAAGCCATTCTTTTGCTGAACGCATAGAATCAAATGGTACCTCACCAACGGGAGTACCATCCAGTGCTTTCCATTTTGTAGGACGATTCGTACTTACGTAAAGCTTTGGTTCGTATTTAATTTTTTCTTGGATTCGTTTATTGTGGTCATACCCACGTAGGAGTATCATATTTCCATAACGACTTACATTAGTATAAAACTTCATAACATGTATATTATATCACAGTTTACAGCGTTTGTACACTGTTTTTTTCAAAAAGGTTGGGG